ATCAACTGGCCCTACTTCGACGGCAACCTCACCACGATCGTCGAGGCACAGGCCAACGAGAAGGACGAAGTCAACAGCGTCCGTATCGACATTAAGAAGGGCACCGCAAGCCTCGCGACCTACGCGGCCGGGTCGGACATCTCCTACCAGCTGCTGCAGCGGTCGATGCCGTCCTACCTCGACGCGCATAACCGCATCATGGCGGCGTCGTACTCGACGGTCACCGACCGGAAGTTCACCGACGACCTGTGGCAACTCGGCACCGGCACCGAGACCTACGACCTGTCCGGTGACACGACCGGCGCAACCTTCCGGGCGACGGTGTTCGAAGCCTCGATGAAGTGCGAGGACGCGACCGGCGTGCCGGCGACCATCGTCTACGCATCGACCGCGCTCATGACGGCGATCGGCGGCTGGGAGTCGTTCTACCCGGCTCCGTACGGCGTCCAGAACGTGTCCGGTGTTGCGACCGCCAGCACGCTGCAGGTCAACGTGTCCGGCCTGCGGGTCGTCCGCGCCAAGTGGCTCGACGGCAATGCGGCACGGCACGCAATCGTCGTTAACGGTGAAGCAGCCCGGTGGATCGAGGACGGTCCCCGGCTCGCCCAGGCAGAGAACGTCAGCCAGATCGGTCGTGACATCGCGATCTACGGCTACGGCGTCACCGCTGCCTACCTCCCCGCAGGCATCATCCGAGTCGTCGAGCCGTAAGCCATGGCGCTGCTCACCGGGACGCAACTGGCTACCGCATTGGACCTCACCTATGCGGCGGACCCGTTCGACCAGGTGGCAGCGGCTGCGGTCGCAGTGGTGTCCTCCGTCATCACTGCGGCCGCATTGGCAGCCGAGCCCGCAGCACTCAAAGAAGCGACGCTCGGTATCGGGATCGACATCTTCCAGGCACGGTTCGCAGCCGGCGGCGAGTCCGTCGGCCTCGACATGCAGGCCAGCCCGTACCGGCTTAACAGCATCCTGCTCAAGAGCCGGGCCGCGCTCATCGCGCCGTATCTCAACGTCGAAAGCATGATCGGATGACCGCGCTCACGACCGAGGCGCGCCTAGCGATTACGTCGGCAGTTACCGGCCTCGGCTACAAGGTCTACACGTCGACCCCGCCCGTACCGATCCCGCCGAGCATCGTGATCATGGCGGACTCCCCGTGGGTCATCCCTGAGCGGCTAGGGCGCCTGTCCTATCGCACACAGTGGCGCCTCATGGTCGTCGTCAACCCTCGGAAGAACAGCGCAGCGCAGCTCGACGCCGAGGACGCCGTTGACGTCATCCTGCCCGCGCTGCCGGTGTGGGCCGTCGTTACGAGCATCGGACCCCCGACGCTCATGGACGTCGGTCCTCAAGGTTCCATCATCACTGTCGAAATATCACTCACCGCCTCTATGAAGGGTTAGGCCATGCCAGCAACCTCGATCGCCGGCGCCACGTTCACCGTGACTGTCGGCGCCACCGACTACAGCGCCCAGGTGACGTCCGGCACCGTGACGTCGACCTCAACGATCACCCGCACGCGCACACTCGACGGCAACGCATTCAGTCAGACCGACCTCATCAGCGCCGTGTCCCTGTCGTTCCTGTACGACGACACGGCGGGAGTGTTCTCCGCGCTACAGGCCGTCGTCGACTCAGGCGCCAGCATCGCTGTCGTCATCGACGGCGGTTCCGGCGAGTGGACTGGCGCCGCCATGTACTGCGAGTCCGCTGAGACCACCTTCGACGCTACCGGCGTCGCGATGTGTACCGCGCAGCTGACCGGCGTCCTGGTGTTCGCGTAGATGTGGGACGTTCTTGACGTGTACCTCGATGGGGCCACTGACCCCGTCGAGGTAACCGTCCTCACGATCCACGTCGTTGACTACAGGGACATGTGCGACAAGGCGAAGGTCACGGCCTACCCGGCAGGCCTCGACCTGCTGTCGGCGTACTGCACACTCGTCGACCCGGAGCCGTTCGACCTGAAGCCGGTCAAGAAGTGGGCACGCGAACAGAAAGTGATCATCGACAGGCGCGAGCATGTGGGCCCTACGAAGACGGCGACCCCCGCCGTCTAGTTGTCCAGGTCGCGCTACGGATTAACCGGCCCATATTCGAAGTCATTGGATACGAGCCCAGAATGCTGGCAACGATCGTGGAGGAGTTGAACGGTGGCTAAATATGTCGAGCTCGGCATTGATGGCCTCGGTTCAGTTCTGCGCGACCTGCGAACACTTCCCAAGGAAGCAACAAGGGACCTGCGCCGAGCATCGGTCGACATTGCAAACCGTCACATGGTGCCATCTTGGAAAGCGGCAGCCCTCACGGCTGGCGGCTGGGGACCCAAGCTAGCCGACTCCGTCCGTGCATCCTCAGACCGTCTGCCAGCGTTGAAAGTTGGCAAGGATAAGCGCGTCTATTCCGGTGGTGCATCAACCAATATGACGCGCTACCCAGCGTTCAGGGGCACGCAATCGGACTACGCAGCATTTGGCGAAGGCACGGGATGGATGGCCAACCGGCGCCCCTACGCTGCACAGGCACTGCACGAATGGTCGCAGGCACTCGACGGCATCGTGACGAAGTGGAATAGGAACACCCTGTGAGCCGCACACTAACCGTCTACCTAGCCGCCGACCTGAAGAAGTTCAGCCCCCAGCTCAAGAACGCGGAGCAGGATCTAGGCCGGTTAGGCAACGCGACCCGCAACCTCAGCAGCACTCTGTCAGGAATGCTCGGCCCTGCACTTATCGGCGCCGGCGCTGCAGCTGGCTACGCCGCTGTGCAGTTCGGTGTCGACGGCGTCAAGGCTTTCATTGACGATGAGGCTGCAGCAGCGAAACTAGCGACCACGCTGCAGAACCTCGGACTGGCGCAGGACACGAGCGCCGCCGAGGCCAGCGTGGACGTCATGCAGCGCCAATTTGGTGTAGCCGACGACCTACTGAGACCGGCGCTAGGCAAACTAGTTTTAGTTACAGGGGACGTCACCGAGGCAAACAAATTGCTGGCCGTCGCCCTCGATGCCAGTGCGGGGACGGGGCGTAGCCTCGAGCAGGTCACCCAGGCGATCGCACGCGCAGCCTCGGGTTCCGCGACGTCGCTGCTGAAGATAGCGCCGGCACTCGATCAGAACATTCTCAAGAGTGGCAACCTCAACGCGATCACGGCAGAACTCTCGCGCACATTCGGCGGACAAGCACAAACCGCAGCCAACACCTACCAGGGGCAATTGAATCGACTGTCGGTCGGGTTCGGCGAACTCCAGGAGAGTTTCGGCTCCGGTTTCCTCAACGCTCTCGGGAAGACTGAAAGCAAAACCGGCGACCTCATGACAGCCATGGAGGACCTGCAGCCAGCCCTCGAGGACATCGGCGCAGCGGCAGGCGACCTCGTCGTGCAGCTGGGCGGAATGGTCACCGCATCAGACAAGGCAGCCAAGGCCGGCAAGAACTTCCTCGAGGCGCCGAATTGGAACGACCTAGGCAGCCTTATCACGGAGGCTGCCATCGCGAACCAATTCTTCAACAGCACGCTCGTAAAGCAAGTCCCCCTAATTGGTCCGGCGGTCGACCTGCTCCTAAACCTGACCGGCGGATACGACGCACTGGCCGGGGCATCCGAACGCGCCTACGGCGGTGTGAGCCGCACAGCGATGGCACTCGGCAAGGGCGCCCCCGAGATTGACGCAAACGCGGCAGCGACCTCAAGATGGAACGCGATCGCAGCAGACAACGACGCCGTCGTAAAGACCAACGGCGGAAACCTCAAGCAGTACTTCGCCGCCCTCGACAAGACATCGACCGCAACCGGGTCAACGTCCAAGGCAACCGACACCCTGACAACAGCGTTCGACCTGCAGAAGGGCGTACTCGACGACCTACAGGTCACACTCGACACGCAGGTAGCCGACCTCGAGCGCAACACGCAAGCCGCGAAGGACTACTCCAGCACGCTCGCGACACAGCTGCTCGGCGGCATCGACCTGGGCGCTGCACAACAGACCGGCGCCGACCTCGGCATTTCATCGCTCGACGCGTTCGACCGCCAGATCGAACAGCACGAATGGTTCGGCAACGTCCTCACGAAAATCAGGAGCAGCGGAGCAGATCAGCGACTCGTCGACCAGATTGCGGCACTCGGACCCGAAGCAGGCGGCAAACTCGGGCAAGAAATGCTCGACAAGGGCCTCGTCGAAGCGTTCAACAGCCGACTGGAGTCCGTCAGGGCACTAGCCAACACGACTGCGACGGCGATGGCCGGCGAGTTCTTCCCGGCTGGCACCGAGGCCGCGACCGGCATGGTCGACAAGACCCTCGAACAGATGGGCAAGGAAACGAAGCGCCTCAAGGCGATCGGTAAAGGCATGGGCAACCTGATCGGGGCGACGATGACGGCGGAAATCGCCCAGGCCGTAGCCAAGGCTGTCGCCTCCGCAGAGGCCGCGAAGACGTCCGCAGCAGCGGAACGAGCCGCGCAGCAGGCCGCCCGTGAAGTCACGATGTCCGAGCAGCAGATCGCCCAGACCGTCGCGCGCCTCATCAACAACAGCAACGCACGCGCCGGCTACTCGATGGGCGTACCCGTACCGAGCCCGGTCCTCGGATGAACCCCACCGTCCTGGTCAACGGCGTCGCCCTCGACCTTGAGAACGTCGAGTACCGGATCACGGTCTCGCACGGTCGCAACGACATCACGGCAGCACCGGCACCGTCCGACGCGAGCATGACGCTCTACGGTTTCCTGTCCATCCCGGTCGAGATCAGCGACGTCGTCGAGGTCGAGGCGTACGGCGTCACCCGATTCACTGGCCGAGTCACTGACACGATCCTCACCCATGATTTCAACCCGAACGGCCCGACCCTCGGCCCCGGCGCGACCGCGTACATAGCCCGCCTCGATGTCACCCTCATCGGGAACCTCAGCCTGATCGGTCTCAAGTTCGTTGGAGAGGCCGGCTACTCGAGGGAACTGCTCGACGACCGTGTCGAAAACATCCTCACCGACGCGGGCGTCACGTTTGCAAACAATTCCGACCCGCTCATGACGCAGGAGGCCCTAGCAGCAGTCGACGGCGGCTACTCGGCCCTCGACCTGCTCACAGCCCTCGGCACCGAGACCGGTGGCACACTGTGCGACCTGCCGGATGGCGCCGTCCTGTGGGAGTCGTACAGCCGTCGCGGCTACGGATACAACCCGGCGCACTGGTACGACATCGACCCGACGGACACATGGCCCGACCTGCCCTACATCTGGGCGGACATTT